CCACTAACATCTTTAAATTCAATTTGCTGATGAAAACCAACCTTTGTTTGTGTGCCAACAATGTTATCTAAATTAGACCTCCAAATTGTCTTTTTAAAATTTAGATTTGCTGTTGTTGCATTTTCCCAGTAATATTTTGGAGTATTAGATGCATCATATCTTAAATAATAAGTTGTTGAGCCATCAGTTATATACATTCTAAATGTTAATGACATGGCTAATGTTCCACTATATGCAACATCCATTGTTACATCTAATGGTATTATTAAAATCATGCTTCCATCAACAGAAACATCACTAATTGTATCTTGATAAATTACATCAGTTTGTCCAGTTGTTAAATCATATGGCAAACCACCAAAATAATTTTTATTTCCATAATCAATAAATTTAGCTTGTGTTCTTTTTAATTGTGGTAAGTAATTAAAATCTGTGCCAGTTAATTTTTGGATGCCACCCTCAACATCATCAATTAATAAATTATATCTTGTCCAATATGAATCACCTAAGTTATCAGATGAACTATCAAATGCTCCAGTTTTTGTATATGTTCTTGTGTCAATATTATCTGGATTTGCATAAGTTCCAGATTCGGCTGTGTTATATTCTTGTATTTGTACTATATAATAAATGTGTTTCCAATATATAATTCTTGCTCCCCAATGTTTTAACAAATTTTTAAGTACATCATAACAATTAACAACTGTAAAATTTTCATCCGAATCCTTACTAAAAAACATTTTAGTGTTACACTTGGTTTGATAAAATGGATCAGTTGATTGTGTTATTGTAGGCATAACACTATTAAACCAGTTTATTGCAGTTGTAAATTTATAATCTTGTGTAGAGCCTTGAGTTGTTGTTGATGCTCCAGATTTAAGCAGTATTTCTTTTAACCAATATGTAAATCTTCCATTGTTTGAATACATATCAGAATCTGTATAACTACCAGCAGTTCCAGATTTTGAGAAATCAATTTCTTTAAGCAATGATAAGCCATCTACAGCTGTTAATGTTACTGGATAAGGATAATATAAATCTGGTGATGCACTTAAATCCATAAGCACAAAACCACTCCACAATGGAGCTACTGAACTATAATCACTTGAACTTGCTCTATATAAATGAATATAAACATCTTGCTCATTAAATTGTTCTCTTATATTTTTTATAAAAGCATCTTGAGTTGTATTTGTTACCATAAATGGTAACTCTAACTTACTTGATAATATTGGGCTGAATCTATCTTGTTCATCAGTTCCGTAAGTTATAACTGGACCTCCAGCTCCTATTGAAATTTCTGATGCACTTCCACTATAACCTTCAACCCAAATTTCTAAGTAATAATCCCAATCATTATAACTTTTAAAACTGCTATAAAACTGTTTTGCTAATGCCATAAATTATACTGATCTAAATCTGTTTATACTCCCTCTTTGATTTGCTAAAAAAATATCGTTTCCACTTATTCTACCATAAACCTCAACTTGCTGACTACCTCCATTTATCATTCCTTTTAATTTATCTAATGGAGCAACCACTTCTGGATTTGATGCTGTTGTTCCAGCTCCTTCACCAACCAAAGCCATTGTTGGACCAGTAACCAAACCACCAGTTGCCAAACCTAAAACTTTTCCTTTTGCTAATTCAAATGCAGCCTTAACAGTTGTTGCATCACCTAATAAAAGTTTAATTGCCATTATAACAGCTAACTGCACCATTAATTGTTTAATAGCTATTTTTAAGTTTTCAATAAAAGATTTAAAAAACCCTTCTGTACTATAAGCTGCACTTGTTAATGCACTTGTCATGATGTTTTCAAACATTGACATGGCAGCATTAAACTCTTTTTGTTTTTGTGTTAGTTCAGATATTGTTTCACCAACTTGATTTAATGGTCCAATAAATTTCTCTGGATTTATAGCACTTAAAAAAGGGATTTGTCCATTATCAAAATTCATACCTCCCATACCTCCAAATAATGAGCCAACACCAGTTAATTCTTTAAAATCTTTTGCTAATTCTTTTATAATATCTCCAAATGATTTAAACTCTTCTTCTGGTAAGTCTTTTCCAGTAGCTACAACAGCAGCCATTTTAGCCCCTAATTTAATAAAAGCATCAGCTCCAGCTAATCCCATCACTTTCATTGCTGCTCCTAATGCTGTAAAAAAAGCAGCATCAAATTCATTTGCAAAAGTGTTAGCAATTCTTGTTGTTACTAAACCAATATTGTTATATAATAAAATAAAAGCAGCTCCTAAACCAGCAATCAAACCAGTAGTAGTAAATAAAAAAGGTATTAATTTTCCAACCATTAAATTTATAAAAGTTCCAAATAAATTTAAAACTGGACCAATTGCTGCTAAGATTAACCCCCATTCTATTGCGTTTTGTTTTTGGGCTGCTGTTAAATTAGAAAAACTTCTAATTAAATTCCTACTCCATGCTAATAATTTGTTTGCTATTGGTAAAAGATGCTGCCCTAATTCAATTCCTAAATCATTTATTTCACCTATTAAAATTCTTGTTTGATTTGCAAAACCTCCAGATGTTCTTGCAAAATCACCAACAGCTTTAGAACTTTGCTTTAATGCTAATTGATAAGTTAATGTTGCTTTTTCTACTCTTGTTAATTGTTTAAATACCTTTCCTTGATCTTCTGCAAATGATTTTAAATCAGCCTCAGTAATTGCAATTCCTAATGATTTTATAGATTCTCTTTCACCAAGCAATGCTTTTGTTAATGCTAATGATGCTCCTTCAGCTCCACCAGAAAAGTTTGTGAATGATGCTAAATCAACTGCTAATTCGTTAACTTGTTTTGATAAGTTTAAAGCCTCTCTTTCTGTAAATCCAAACCCAACTAATAAATCACCAGTATCACCCAGCATTTGTTTTGCTGCTTTACTTGATAACCCAAAAGAACTTTTAAAAACTTTTGCTGTTGCTTCTGCTTCTCTTTGAATACTACTAAAAACAGTTTTAAATTTAGCATCTGTTTCTTCAAAATCACTTGCCATTTTAACAGCTGCAACACCTAAACCAACTAATGGAACAGTTAAGTTTCTTGTAAGTGTTTGACCAGTTCTTTGCATAGATGTACCAAATTTTTTGATACTTCTTTGAGCCTTTTTCATTGCTTTGTCAAAACCCCTTAAATCAGCTCCAAATGCAATAGTTAATAAACCAACACTCTTATTTGCCATGCTCACTCATTTTTTTAATATATTCAGCTTTTGCTTTCAATTTCTTGTAATCTATTTTTTTATCCTTTTTATCCCACTCAAACTCAATCAAATCAGTTGGTTTTATTTTTTTACCTTTTGCCATTTGAATATTAAGTAATAAAGTAGTTTGCCATCTTACTCTTTCCCATTTACTTTTTTCCCTTATATTCTCAAGCTCATAAAAGCCATCCAACTTATTCCAAAAATGTTTAGGCAAGTAATTATAAAACTCATTTACTCCCATTCCTAACTGTCCAAAAGCAATCCTCTCTAATCTCTGCCAAGTAAGAGCCTCTATTTCTTCTTGGCTTTCTGCTTTTTTCCAGTATTACCCCCCATTTGTTCAGCCAATATTTCCATAGCTTTTCCAATACTATCAAAATCACCATCAATTAAATCAGCCAAATCATCAACACTTAAATCACAATCTTGCTTTGCAGCTCTATGTCCATCCTCAATGCCACAATATATTAAAGTTAATGCATCATCTAATGTCATGTCCACACCAAGTTTATCTAAATCTTGCAATGATGTATTTGTTTTAGATGAATATTTTCTCAATGCATTAAAACCAAACTTAATTGGTAGCTTTTCTTTATTTATTTCTATAAAAGTATAATTCATTTTTTTGTTTAGTTTAGTAAGGATTGGAGCAATGGTACTAAACAAAAGTACCAAAGCTCCTCACCTAAGTTTTTAGTTTATTGTCTGAGTTAATACCCCAGTTCCTTCAATACTCATTGAATAAGTTGCAGTATCTTCAGTTCCACCAGTTAAACTTACAGATGTAATAAAACCAGATCCAGAGTAACTTATGTCACTTGTTGATGCTGTATCACCAAAAATAAATGTTACAGCTTGTCTTGCGTTTAAAACATTAGTTTCTAAAACATCATCAACACCATCAGTTAAAGCTGTTCCACCAGCATTTGTCCAAGCATAAGCCCCATCAATATCAATTGAGAAATCTCTTAATCCTTCTAAAATTTCTTTATATCCTCCAGATTCTTTGTTTGTAATTTCTCTTGGTGAATGATTAACATTCAACGTACAGTTTTGAGCAAATGCAACAAGATTAGTTGTTCCAGTGCTATAAACTTTTATTTCAGTTCCATTTAAAATAGCCATTTTTTTTCTTTTTTATATTAATTAATTATTTTCTTCGGCAACTTTTTGTTTTGCCTTTTTTTCTTTTTTTTCTTTTAAGTAACCATTATCTTTTAAAAAAACAATAGTTTCTTCATTTCTTATTTCTAATATGCTCCCAGCTTTATTTATTTGCCCAGCATATCTCCAGTCTTTACTTAATTTTATTTTCATATTATTTTCTTTTAACTTGTCGGATTAATTTGTCTAATTTCAAAATCTAATGCCTTTCTATAAATTCCAGCATCACCACTTGTATCATCAAAAATATCATTATAGCTTTGAAATTGACTTGATTGTATTTGTTCCCCTCCATATGTTCCCTCATTAATTCTATCCATTGCAATTCTAATCTTCTGAGCTAAATCAGATGCTTGTGAATACGTTTCGCTATAACAAGAAATCATTACATCATTTGTATCTAACGTTGATGCTCCATCTTTTGTATCATTTGGCTGAACTCCATTTACATCATAAATAATAAAAGGAAATGTTGTTGTTTGTGGAGCAACATTTGGAAATATTCTTGTGCCAACTAAATCACTAATGTTAGTTGTAGTTGATAAAATATTATATATTGCTTTTCCTATTTCCATTTAATATCCAAATTTACCATATTTCTGCAACTTTCTTTCATGACTTTTAATTGCTTTTGCCATTACAAATTCAGCATCACTCATGCTGTTTTGTGTTGCTTTTAAATAATTACTTTGCCAAGCTGGTTTTATAAAAGGCTGATCTGTTCCATAACCTCTTCCACCAAATTTAACCTCACTACCATATTCAATCCATGCTCCATAATAACCACTCTTATCTTTACTTTTAAATCTACCTTTTACTCTTGGACCAACAAAACCACCTAAATATTTTCTACTTGCTCTTGTTGTAAAATATCCAATACTTCTTTTTAATTGTTCAGTTCTTTTTTTATCCTTTTGATTCTGTTGTCCAGTTAAACCATTAAGATTTGATTTTGCAGCATCAATAAAAGGCTTACTGTTTTTTCTCCAAAACTTTTGCCAAATAGAATTTTTCTTAACTTGTTTAGGTAATTGCATAAACAAATCATTTAATTCTTTTGTTCCTAAAACTGTTATGTTTGACTTAGCCATTAATCTTTATTCTCACAAATTATTTCCAAATATTCACCTCTTCCATCAATTTGATTTATAACTTTAGGAAAGTAATATTTACTATCATAGGTTAATCTTGATTGTAAAGATAAATTACTCATGTCTAAATTTCTAATATAAACATGGAGCTTTGTCATTCCAGTTATTTTTTCACTTTGATCTGTTCCTTCACTTCCACCCTTCCATTCTACATTAGCCCAAACTGTACGAAAAGTAGAATATGATCTTGTTAGCTCACCATAATTATTTGGTGATGGTGTATCAAGTGTTTCTATTAAAACTCTTCTGTCAAGTTCGCCTATTGTCATCCTACTATCTGAACTTTATATGTATCTAATAACCATT